GCTATACATGCCATTGAAGTGGCTCCTGCGAGGTATATCCTCTGGATGAAAGGTTGCACCAGAGCATGTACTGTAGTTTCTTCCGTGTCGACACACAGAACGTTCCATTTTCCTGCTTCCAGGACATTGAATGCTGCGCTGTATTCGGCAGTTGTTACGTTAGGGTTAGTTCCTGCTGTCATAGCAGATTGTGCTATCTCGGCCAGCACCTTGTCCCCGTCCGATACCTTGGTCGCTGTGAAATTCTTGCTGTTGGCAAAGGCAGCGACAATGGCTGCCGGTTCTCCTTTCCCAGCTACTCCTTTTGTGAATTCTACCTTCTCAAATTCCGTGGTGCCTGCATAAATAATGCACTCGCGTTTTTCCGGATTTAGCAAACTGTCTCTGATTGTTGCGCTGAAGGCTCTATCTCCTACGTATTTTGCTGTGATGGTCACGGCATTGGCTGCCGCGCCGTCTTTTAACGTGATTGTTGCTGCTGTTCCTCCTGTGCCCGCTCTTACAGCCTTCACCTTGCTGCAACCACCTGCGAACATTTCAGTGATTGTATCAACAGTCAGCGCTGTTCCAAAGACCGGAGCTACTGCGCTTGCCCCATCAAGGTCGATGAGCTGATTTAGTGGTCCCCAGTTCGCCTTGATAACAGCAGCGCCTATTCCGTTTACTGCACCGGCTAACTGTGCCCCACCAGCGTTTTCGTATCTGGTATAAACGCCTGGCCTGGCTTTGGTCTCTCCGATTGTGAATACTCCTGCCATATCACTTGACCTCCTTTGTCAAATATTTTGTTACGATTTTCTTTGCCTCTGTTTTCGTGGCCTTTTCGACGCCTGCCACACGGAAGGCTGCTATAACGCATTCAGGCATTGTCCCTTTTCCGATTACGGTTTCAGATGCTGCTGCGAGCTCCTCGACCGTGTACTCGGCCTCCTGAATTGTCGGTTCCTTGGAGGGGGCTTTCTTTGTGCTTTCGCTCATAGATTAAACCTCCTATTCTTCGTAGTCTGTTCCTGTCAGCTTGTATTCGACCGCATATTCAGCAGTCGGCTCTGGGGTAACATTAACCTTTGTTGTCTCTGCCTCCAGCTTTTCTCGGGGTATGTTTGTTCTCGCCAGCGTGTGCGCGTATTTGGGCCTTCGAAGTATGCCAAACCTCACATTAATTCGCAGCTGCCCTGTTATTAAGTAATCCACCGCACTATCTGCCTTTATGTTCCTGATGAACATTGGCGAAGTGTCCAACATGGTGACTTCTCCTTGAAGCGCCAACGTGTCTACCAGATATTTAAGCCATTGGATCCTTGCCTCTGCTGTTGGTGCGAATATATGACCGGCTATACTTGCATTCATCCACGCTACTGTGTTGGTTTCCCGCTCTAATCCCAGGCTTGCAAGTCTAAAATAAAACGCTGGCCTCCTTGCTTCTGCTGTGAAGTAATCCGTTAATGGATCTGCTCCTATCAGCACGGACGCCGGTTCCCACTCTCTGATGAACTGGTTCATGGCCAGCACTGGGTCTGGGTCTGTTGTTTCCTGATTTGGGAACGCCAGCACGTCAAACAGAACAGTTATTCCGGTAACGTGTGAGCCCCTGGTGGCGTTGTTACTCACCTCGAAGGTGTCAGACCGCGCCCATGCCAGGCAGTATGGCGATTGGCCAGTTGGCTGCATAAAAATGTCACACAGAACATTGCGCACCTCCGGTTCTATTTCCTCCGGGGGAGCTCCCGCTTCGTTGCACCAGATGTTTAAAGTCATTAATCCGGAACTCTGCCTTTCTGGGTTTGCCTGCATATCTACGATGAAATCAAGCCGCGGGTACTGCTTTTCGCTCTTCCAACCATCGTCCCGGTCTCCTGGCGCCGATTGATAGAAGATTGCCGGAACACCTTCAAACCGCGCCAGCTTATCGGTTAGTTCCGTTCTTTGGGTAAGCCGGTTATAAATCAAGTCCTCCAGCGTCATAATACAACGCCTTCCGTCTTGATCGTCTCCAGGTCTGTCGTCCATCTAACTATCCACTTGCTTGCTTCGACCTCTGCAGCCAGGATGGTATAATAATTTGTGACATTACCAAGTCCCGGCAAAAATAAAACGGTCAGCTTATCCTCGCTCACCGCTGTAATAATTCCGTTTCTTGGCTCATCCCACCCGCTGTATTTTGCTCTGATCAGGTCGCCTTTGTGTACGCTGGTTGTATCAAATACCTTTTCGGTACTGTCTGTAATTAACGGCATGGCTTCCCTCCTTCCGTTATTTATTCAGGTATGGCTCGCTGTAGATAGCCTTTATCCTGGGCTTAGCATCCTCGATGATCGGCTCCTCAAACGGTCGCGGCGCGATTGTAAGGTGGTATTTCTTCGTTTTGGTAGTCCCGTCTTTAGCTTTGGATTGCTTTTGTACCTCGCCGTCATATCCTTCTTCGAGTATCGGTGCATACTTCACGTCGGTTGTGATTGCTGGCTTCACTGTCAGGCCTTTACCTGTGCCCTCCGACGCTGTCTTCTGTCTCCAGCTCCGGCGGAGATCTCCACTTCTAACCGCAGGCGGTTCCCCAGGTGCCGAGGCTGTATATTTGCTGCTTGAAAATGGCCGCTTGTAAACACGGCCGGACCGTTGCCCTCGCAGAATTGTAAGTGCTGAATTTCGGAGCTCGTTGGCGGCCCTGAAAGCTCTCGATTTCACCTCAAAGTTGATCTGATCCACCAGTTTGTCGATTTCCGGTTTAATGTTCATTGCCATCATACCGTTCCTCCACATAGTAAATCGTCCAAAGTCCCAAGGCCCCCGGCTCGTCTACTCCCTGGATGAAGAATATTCTCTCTCCAAAGACCAGCCGGTCTTCCGCCGATGCCTTTGGGGTTCCTTTTTGGACTATGGTGTGACTTATCGGGTGTTGAAGCTGCCGCCATCGCTCCTTCTCCTGGGGTTTTGCTTCCGCCAGAACAGCTTTTATTTGTTCTCCCGGCTCGCTGTTGTACTCTGTTTTGGCCCTGCCGCGCGTGCTTATGGATGCCCCTTTTTTCTCAATCGTGAAATCCTTGTATAGGTTTCCTGGCCTAAGATACATCATTGCCGCCACCTTCCTTGCTGCCGACGGCCGGGTTGTCCATCATGCCTGCGTAAAAATACGGGCTGCCACCAATTGCGGCCTGATTTGCTCTCGGTACTGCATAGTTGCCTATCTCAGCTTTTAGCTCCTTGTGCATTTCCCTCCATACTTTCACGCGCCCTTGCAGACCCAGGGAAAGCGGCCCAACGTCGGTATCTACTTCGTAAGAAAAGCGCCGACATAGGCTTTCGACAAGCGCCAGCTTAGCTCTTTTCCATCGGTTCGGGTAAATGCCTAATACTGCAGTTATTTCCTCATCTGTAAGAGCTGCTGTCTCAGCTCCTCCCTCCACCATGGTGTCGCCAAGCTCAAAACGCATCCTATCTTTGCCATTCTCGCTGATTTTAGCCGGGTCATACGAATAGTTTTTCTCTGCCATTACGCATCACCTTGGCCTTTGGCCTCCTCTTTGCCGCCTTCCTTGCCGGTTTCCATCTCCTCTACCCTCGCTACGATTGCTGTCTTGACAGTTTTTCTTGTGTCCAGCGCATCAATCAATATCAGGGTTTCCTCTTTTTCAATTTCGCCCACCGCCCTGGCTGCTTCTTCTGCATTTAACTGCATAGTTGTTACTGCTTTTACGATGTCCTCTGGCGTCATAATAAGCTCCAGGATGCCCTCTTTGACCTTGATGGGTATAACAATGCTCTTTTGCGCATTTTCGTCTTCTGTGGGCGATTTTGGGTTTCCCGTGGCGGCTTTTTCCAACGCTGCTATCTTGGCAGTAAGTATTTCATTCTCTTCCTGCAGCTTCGCGTCTGATGCTTTTTTCGCCGGGGCAATAAAGCCCTGTTTGGTCAAGGCTCTTTCACGGCTTGGAAGAACGGCTTCAAAAGGAATAGCGTCGCCTACTGAATAAGCGACGCCTCCAAATGTACACGCTTTGGTGCAAGTGTAACCGCTCATCTATGTTCCTCCTTTATACGCATTCCTTGAAGAACATTGCGAGGTCATCGGCGGTCTTCTTCATGTCGGTGCTCATTAAGCCTTCGACAAATTCGGAATGGGTACCCTTCTCGCCTTCGAACTGGTCAAGTGCGACGTACTGCCCGTTGCCCAGCATGTCCCATGTGAAAATATACCCAGCGCTCGGTTCGTCAATGGCAGGGTTGTTGGTTGCATAGCAGAGCAGGGCGCTGTCGGTGTCGCAGATGAACTGCATATCTTCCTCCCCGATACCGCCTGCATTATAGGTGCTCTCCAGAACCTTGACTTGCTCAATCTGGAGGATTGCCGCCAGAGCGCCGACGGTCACGATGGCTGGGTTCGCCGTGGAGCCGGTGAACTTCACGCGCTCGATGATGTCGGGGTGGTTTTTCAGCGCGATGAAAGCGTTCGCGCCAAGAGCCAGCCTGTTGGGCTTGCGGCGTCCCTGCTGCTTGATTTCCTTCATGCGCTCATCGAAGAAGTTCACGGGGTCAAAGTTGGCGTCGCTGAATTTCAGGAATTGCTTCCCTGCGGGGTTAGCTGCTACACCAGTCCACTCATTTGTCCATACACCGGCTTTGAAGAAG